CCAAGATACACACGCGGACAAAATGGTTTGCGCTGGATGCGGCATCCAATTCGACAAGAAGGGGTTCGGGCGGCCGCCGCGCTTTTGTTCCGGCTCGTGCCAGCGGCGACACTACAGCGATGCACGGAAGGAACGGGGTTATGCGCCCCATTCGCTGATCTATTTCCCGGCCTGCATCTACTGCAGTGAGACCTTCGCCGCTCGTCGCAGGGACGTGACTGTTTGCTCGGCAGATGCTTGCCAGCGAGAACGTCGGACTGACAAACATCGCCGGAAGCGAGCGGCATTCAGTGAGCGAAACGGCGCCTCGTTTGACGCTATCATCTACCGCCGCGACCCACAGAAGCATCGCGAAAGGGTCCGCAGGGCTGGGTGGACGACTAGCAAGAAGACTGCCGCGCAGATGCGGCGCGTGCGCAAACAAGGTCTCCCTGCTGAAAGAGTAGCGGCCTCGGTGATCTTCCAGCGTGATGGGTGGATGTGCCAGATTTGTCATGCGGAGATCGATAAAGGCCTCCGCTTCCCCGACCCATTCAGCGCGAGCATTGATCACGTAATTCCATTGTTTAGAGGAGGAGCGCACGTCGCGAGCAATCTTCAGGCGGCGCACCTCCGATGCAATATCCAAAAGGGCGCAGATTGATGGCCGGACGACCACCGAAGCCGACTGCGCTCAAAGTGCTCACTGGCGCCGATCAGGTCCACCGGGAGCGCATTAACCAGAGTGAGCCGGTGCCTCCTGGTGGAGACCCTGTTCGCCCGACGTGGCTGCTGCCGAAAGCGCGTAAGCACTGGGACCGTTTCCTGTTCAGCATCAAGAGCATGAACGTCGGAACGCCGGTCGACGCTGAGAGCCTCGGGGCTTTGTGCAACGCGCTGCAGGAGTACATCGACACGACGAAGGAGATCGCGAAGCACGGCCTCGTCGTCGAAGAGAAGCGGCTCGACAAGGATGGCAACCTCGTCAGCACTTCGTTCAAGGCGAACCCTGCAGTGCAGGCTCGTGCTGACAGCTGGCGGCGAATGAACATCATGATGCAGCAGTTCGGGTTGACGCCTAGCAGCCGGGCGAAGCTGAAGGTCGAGAAGGCTGAAGAAGAAGACGAGTTCGAGAAGCTGATGAAGGCAGGGAGAGCATGAACGACCCGATTGCGACTCAGCAGGCATGGGAGCAGGGCGCAGCAGCTTTGCTTAACTTGGCACGTGCGATGGGTGACTACTACCGAGAACTTCGCGCGTCTGGATTCGACAAAAGGGAGGCGTTCCTTTTGGTGCAAGAGTACCAGCGGATCATGTTAGGGAAGGCGACTTGACCACCGCTGTTCGATCCTCCGTCACCGCCTACGCTGAGGCTGTTATCTCCGGCGCCATCGTCACCGGTAAGCTGGTGCGGCTGGCCTGCGAGCGCCACATGCGCGACCTCGAGACGGGTCACCTGCGAGGGCTGCGGTTTGACGAGCAAGCGGCAGACAAAGCGATCGCGTTTTTCCGCCTCCTGAGACTTCCTGACGGACAGAACGCCGGCCAGCCCTTCGAGTTGGAAGCGTGGCAGCAGTTCGTCGTCGGCTCGCTCTTCGGCTGGCTGGGTGCAGACGGCCGGCGCCGGTTCCACTATGCCCTCGTAGAAGTCGCACGAGCGAACGGCAAGAGCCCTTTAGCAGGTGGTATCGGCCTTTATGCGCTGATGGCGGACGGTGAACAGGGCGCGCAGGTCTATTCAGCCGCTACTACTCGAGACCAGGCGAAGATCGTCTTCAACGACGCTGTCAGGATGGCAGAGAAGTCGCCGTCCCTCTGGTCGCGTCTCACGAAGACGGTGAACAACCTCGCGTACATGCAGGGCAATTCGTTCTTCCGCCCGCTGGCTGCGGAAGCGTCGACAATGGACGGCTTGAGAATCCACGTTGGGCTTGTGGACGAGCTGCATGAGCACCCGAACGGCGAAGTCATGGCCAAGCTGCGCACCGGCATGAAGTCGACGCAGCCGCTACTCTTCGCGATCACCACGGCAGGCTACGACCGAAACACGGTCTGCTACGAAGAGCACGATCACGCAGTCAAGATACTCACGGGGGTCATCGAAAACGATGCGTACTTCGCCTTCATTGCTTGCCTCGACGAAGAGGACGACTGGACCGACGAATCCTGCTGGCCGAAGGCGAACCCCTCTCTCGGAGTTACGGTTCGCCTCGACACCCTCCGCGAAGAAGCAGAGCTCGCCAAGCAGATCCCTGGGCAGCAGAACAGCTTCAAGCGCCTCCGGCTGAACGTCTGGACGGAGCAATCGACGCGCTGGCTGGACATGGACGTCTGGGACGAGAACGCCGGCCCACTCACGCATGAGGAGATGAAGGAAGCGCTGAAGGGCCGCGAGTGCTTTGCCGGCGTTGACCTCTCGTCAAAGGTCGACCTTACGAGCCTGAGCCTATGGTTCCCTGCTGAGGATGGCTCGGTCGATACGCTGACGTTCCCGTTCATCCCAGAAGACAACATGCATGACCGCATCAGGCGAGACCGTGTGCCGTTTGACGTCTGGGCCGACCAGGGCTTCATCGACACCACTCCGGGCAACGTCATCGACTACGACTGGATCAGGGCGAAGCTCGGCAACCTGGCCTCGGACTACGTCATCAAGGAAGTCGCGTTCGACCCGTGGCAGGCGACGCAGATGGCGATCAAGCTGCAGGAGGACGGGTTCACCTGCGTCGAGATCCGCCAGGGCTTCGCGTCTCTGTCAGAGCCGACGAAGGAACTCGAGAAGCTGGTGGTCTCGCGAAAGCTGCGCCACGGCGGGCACCCTGTGTTGCGGTGGGCGGCGTCGAACGTTGCGGTAAGTACGGACCCGGCCGGCAACGTGAAGCCGGACAAGGCCAAGAGCACCGAAAGAATCGACCCGATCGCGGCACTGGTGAACGCCGGCGCCCGCGCTATCGTCCATGAGAGCGATGAGGACAAGGTGTCCTTCTTCTGGGTGAACGACTGATGACGCGAGACGAAGCGGCCGAGGTCATTCTTCTATGGGTAGTTCGCGCGGTCATCATCGTGACCGGCGTGATGAGTGGTGCTGTGACCCTCGGTCTCGCATGGCGCCTATTCGAGTTCATAAGGGGATAGGTCATGGATGTACTGACGCTGGTCGCGAGCGCCTTTAAGCCACGAAATGCCGCCGTTAGCGCGGGCTGGAGCCCGTTAAGCATCGGTATGGGCGGCGGAATGACCGGGAACGGCTACCAGTCCACAACTCGCGCCTACATGGGCAACGAGATCGTGTCTGCAGGCATCAACCTGCTCGCAACGTCCGCAGCAGAGCCACACATCGAGGGCAAGCGCTACCGCCGCAACAAGCGCGAGACCAAGACGATGATGAAGAGCCTGCGCGCAGCTGGCTTGTCGAATCGCGCAGGCAGCAGGGCAATCGACGCCTTCCTGGTTCGCAACGGGTACTGGGAAGAGGTCGACGATCACCCGCTGGTGAAGATCCTGAACAACCCGAACCCATACATGAGCCGCGGCCAGTTCTGGTCGCTGACGGTCGTCTACTACTACCTCGCCGGCAACGCCTATGCGCTGAAGGCTCGCTACCAGGGCGGCATCCTTGACGGCGCCGTGGGTGAGCTCTGGCCGCTGCGACCGGACCGGATGAAGCCGATCCCGGGCGACATGGCGAAGGGCGAGCCGTTCATCAAGGGCTACGAGTACAGCATCGACGGGCAGAAGAAGTTCCTGCCGAAAGAGGACGTGCTGCACTTCAAGACGCGCAACCCGCTGAACCCCTACGAGGGTCTCCCGCCGCTGATGTCGATCATGCCTCGCGTGTCGATCGATACCTATATGCGCACCTTCCTGTCGACGTTCTTCGAGCGCGGCGGTGCCGGCGCGGGTGCGTCCCTCAACGTCAAAGGCAAGATGGACCAGTCCGACAAGGACGGTTTGCGTGAGCGGTTCAAGCGCATGTTCGCCGGCGGGCAGTTCGACGTGCTCGTCACCGCGGCCGACGACGTCACGTACACACCGTTCACGCTGAACCGTGGGCTTCGAGACGCATTGCCGAAGGAGATCGACGCGGTCAACGAGGCGCGCATCGGCATGGTGCTCGGCATCCCTGGTTCGATCCTCGGTCTGCTCATCGGCTACGAAAGCTCGAGCTATGCCAACAAGCGGCAGGACTGGCAGGTCTTCTGGGACATCACCATGACGCCACTGATGAGCGACCTGGACGACGTGCTGAACCTCAGTCTCGTCCCTGAGTTCGGCGGTATCGACGAGGTCTGCTTCGACCTCTCAGACATCCGCGCGCTGCAGGAAGACGAAGACAAGATGCAGGAGCGAGCGCGCAAGAACTTCCAGGTGGGCGGCATGGCGCTGGAGGACTTCCTGCTTGCTACTGGTCAGAACCCGACACCTGACCCGAAGGCGCTGTTCTACGTCCCCGGCTCTGCGTTTGTCACTCCCTTCAGCCAGCTGGCAGAGCAGAACACCCGGAAGCAGGCAGAGCAGGGGTCTCCCGCGGCGGTCATTGAGAGCGCTGTGCGGATGCTACTGCCGCCGCCGAGTATGCACCCGCGCGTTGAGGAAGACCCCGGTGCCAGGGCCGTCTACGAAGAGGCAATGAGCCTGCGCGGTCGGAATCCCGGCATGACGTGGGAGCAGATCGCCTCGCGGGTCAACGTGGCCGAGCGCACGTTACGGAAGTACAGGGCGGTGTTCGACGATGACGACTAGAGGCAACCCGAAAGGATTCACAGTGATGGAGCAGGCACTAGACAGGATGACGCGTCAGCAATGCGTGTGCGGTCATCCTGCATTGGCGCACCGGCTCATTGAAGGCGAGCCAGTCGGTGAATGTCGGCGTGAAGGCTGCGGATGCACCTACGGTCATGCCGCGATAAGCGATCGCCCAGATTCAACGGCAATCAAAACTTCGCGATCAGAGAT